ATCAGGTGTCGGCGAAGTGGGACGCCTTCGAGAAGAAGATCAGCGGCGGGGCATCCGGCTCGGGTCCGGCGAAGCTCGCCGCCTCGATGGACGAGGCAGCGGCGTCCATCTCCGAGGCGGCAGCCAAGATCAACGCCGCCGTCGACAAGATCGGCGGCTCGGCGGACGCCGCAGCGGGCGGGATCGGCCGGCTGGGGGAATCCGCCGACGCCGCTGCTGGCGGGATGCGGGACGCCTCTGCCTCCGCTGACGAGCTGGCCGCGGCCACGGACCGGATCGTGGAGTCCTCCGACGCCGCGGCGGCCGGGCTGGACCGGCAGGCCGTAGCGGCCGATAAGGCCGGGGCGTCGTCGGAGAAGGCGGTAGCGGGCTCGGCGGGCTTCGGCTCGACCGCGAAGACCGCCCTGCTCGGCCTTGGCATAGCGGCAGCGTACGGGCTCGACAAGGCCATGAAGTTCCAGAGCCAGATGCTGCTGCTCAACACGCAGGCCGGCGTGTCGATGCCGAACGTCAAGAAGATGTCTCAGGGCGTCCTGGAGATCAGCACCCAGACCGGGCAGTCCCTGACCAGCGTGGCCGAGTCCGCCTATCACGTGGCCTCCAACATGGCATCCCTCGGCGGGACCCCTGTCCAGATGCTGAAGGCCGTCAAGGTCGCCGCCGAGGGGGCCGCGGTCGGCCATTCCAACCTGGTCGACACCACCAATGCCCTGACCTCGGTGATCGCGTCGGGGATACCGGGGGCGAAGAACTACACCCAGGCCATGGGCGCGCTGAACGCCACAGTCGGGTCCGGCGACATGACGATGCAGGATCTCGCCGAGTCGATGGGGACCGGCGTGGTGCCCGTGGTGAAGGGCTACGGGCTGACGCTGAAGGACACCGGGGCAGCGCTGGCCACCTACGGTGACCTGAACATCCGCGGGGCCAAGGCCGGGACTGAGCTGCGGATGGCGGTGCAGGCACTGGCGGTGCCCGCGGCGAGCGGGAAGAAGGAACTGGCCTCGCTCGGGCTGACGACGGACTCGCTGGCCAAGGACATGCAGTCCGGCGGCCTGATGAAGGCCCTGGACGACCTGAACGGCCGGTTCAAGGCGAACGGGATCACGGCGAAGAACGAAGGGCAGGTCATCACCGACCTGTTCGGCAAGAAGGCCGGGTCCGGGCTGGCGCTGCTGCTGGAGAACATGGACCGGGTCCAGTCCAAGTACCCGGCGCTGACCAAGGGCGCGAACGAGTTCGATAAAGCGTGGGCCACGACCCAGCAGTCCCCCGCGCAGAAGTGGAAGGAAGCCGTCGCCGGGCTGCAGGCCAGCGCGACCGGGTTCGGTACCGCGCTGCTGCCCGCGTTCTCCTCGGCGCTGGGGTTCGCGGACAAGCTGCTCGCCGACATCAACGGCTCCAAGGGCGCGGCTGAAGGGCTCGCGGGGATCTTCGGCGGGATGGCGGCGCTGTTCGCCGGCAAGAAGCTGGTCTCCGGCATCGAGTCGGCGTTCTCCACCGGAGAGGCCGCCTTGCGGGGCCTCGGCAAGATCGGGCAGGTCGTCGGCATACCCGGCTCGGGGAGCCTGGCCAACCTCGGCAAGGGCGGAGCTACCGGGGCCGCTGCCGCGTCGGGGAGCCTGGACCGGGTCGCAGGCGCCGGGGATGCGGCGGCTGCGGCTCTGGACCGCGTAGCGGGCGCCGGGGATGGTGCGGCGGCGGGCGAGACCGCAGCGGGCGCCGGCGGCGAGAGGGCCGCTGCCGGGGAGACCGCGGCCGGGGCCGAAGGCGAAGCCGCAGCGGCCGGGGCCGGGGCGTCTAAGTTCAAGGGCGCGGCCACCACCGCCGGGCTCGGGGTGCTCGCCACCGCGACGATCGTGGACCCGCTGCTGAAGTCGATGAAGAACAGCCAGGGCAACTGGCTGGACAACGCATTCGCCACCCCGAAAACCTCCGCGTGGAACAACTGGGGTTCCCTCGGCCACGACGTCACCACCATGTGGGGCCTCCTCGGGGGCACTCACAGCGGCGGCGGACCTTCAGCCGGCGGCCTCTCCACTGGCGGGGCCGCGCAGGCCGACGCCGGATTTGGGGTCCCGGCAGCAAGGCTATCCGCGCCCGGCCGCACGGGCGCCGGCGCCAGCTTCACCGACGCCATCGGCCAGGCGATGGCCTCGACCAAGGCGGCTAAGCTCGCCGCCCCGGACCTGTCGGCGCTCGACGCGGCCAAGGGCAAGGTCCAGGCCGACATCACGAGCATCAACCACATCATCTCCGCAGGGAAGGCCGCGAAGATCCCGGCGCCGGACATGGCAGCGCTGGAGTCGGCCAAGGGCAAGGCCGTATCGGACCTCAATGCCATCAACCGGGCGATCGACTCGGCAGTGAAGAAGCCCGCGAAGATGGCCGCGCCCGACCTGGGCTCGCTCGACGCGGCCAAGGCCAGGGCCATGTCGGCGGGTGAGGGCATCCAGCAGGCGGTCCAGCATGCCGTGCAGAAGCCGGTCCGTCCCGCCGCCCCGGACCTGTCCCCGTACGTGGCGGCTCGCGGCTCGGCCGCCGCTGACGGCGCCGCCATCGACCAGGGTCTCGCGTCGGGGATCGCGGCGAACGCGGGGGCTGCGGTTGCCGCGGCGAACTCGGTAGCCGCGCAGGTCGAATCAGCGCTGAAGAACGCCCTGAAGGTGTCCAGCCCCAGCAAGGTCACCCAGAAGATCGGCGCCAGCGCTGTCGACGGCCTGGTGGCCGGCCTGGAAGGCGGGCAGGCCGCCGTCACCGCAGCGGCGCAGGCCCTCGGCAAGCAGACCGCGAAAGCCGCCGACGTGACCGCTATCGACGACGCGATCACCAAGGGCATCGGGGACGCGGGCAAGGATTCCGCGCTGGTGAAGTACCTGAAGGCGGACCAGGCGAAGCTGCTCGGCCTCGCGGCGCAGCGGACGAAGCTCGAGACCGAGATCACCGACAGCCAGCAGATAGCGCAGCAGGCCATCTCTGGCGCGTCGATCATGAACGCGTCCAGCGCCACCCCGTATGACCCGTCGACCGTCCAGAGCTCGTACGCGATCATCCAGGGGCAGAAGTACCAGGCGCAGCAGGCGGCGGCGTTCGCCGCGGCTGTCGGCCAGGACAAGAAGCTGGGCCTGAACGCGACCAGCCTCAACCAGATCGTCCAGTCCGGGGCGTCAGCGGGCCTGCCGGTAGCGCAGGGCATCGCGTCGGGCGGTAAGTCCGCCGTGGCGCAGCTGAACCAGATACAGGCCCATATCCACGCGTCGGCCGCGAAGCTCGGCGACGAGGGCGCGGCGCCGATGTACCAGGCCGGGGTCCAGGCGGCCCAGGGCCTGGCGCAGGGGATCGAGTCCCAGCTGGGCAGCGTCGACGCGGCGATCACGAAGATGGCCAACAGTATCGTCGCCACGATCAAGAAAGACCTGAAGATCCACTCGCCGTCCCTTGTCGGCGCTGATCTCGGCATGGAGTTCCCCGCCGGGGTGGCGATGGGCATCGACCGGGGCGCGGTCCTCGCGGCATCCGCAGCGGGGCGGGTCGGGTCGGCGGTCGCGGGCGGCTACCACCCTGCGGCCAGCTACGGGCACGCGGCCGGGTACGGCGGAGGGTCCGGGGGCGGCTCGGGCAGCGGAGGCGGTAACACCACCATCCACGTGACCGTGCAGGGCTCGGTGACCACCGAAAACGACCTGCTGAGCAAGCTCCAGACGCTGCAACTGAAAAAGGCGAATTCAAACTGGCAGGGCGGCTGGTCGCTGCCGAACCGGCGCACCTGACGCGCCTCCCGTGATGCCCCTCAACTAGCGCTCCAGGAGGCCTTGCCGTGCCCTTTTCCACGTCGGCGGCAAATTACATGCTCGGTCAGTGGTCGGCCAACGAGGCGCTGTACGCCTCGCTGCACACCGCCTATTCCCCCAGCGGCGCGAACGAGCTGGCCGGCGGTTCCTACGCCCGCGTGGCGGTCACCTGGGGGACGCCTGCCAGCAACGCCGTCAGCCTGGCTGGCACCCCGTACACGATCAACGTCCCGGCCAGCACGACGGTCGCGTTCGTCGGCTACTGGACCGCATCGAGCGGCGGGACGTTCGAGGGCATGTCGGCGCTCGGCGGGGCCACGGCCTACGGCTTCAGCGCGCCGTCGAGCACGTCCACGCTGCTGGCGCCGGGGACAAGCTACAGCGCCAACCAGACGGTGGTCGTGTTCGCGCCGGCGGGGACCACGCTGCCCACGGGATTGACCGCCGGGACCATTTACTGGACGAAATCCGTTTCGGGCGATTCGTTCCAGCTCTCGGCGACAAACGGGGGCAGCGCGATCTCACTGTCTGCTGACGGCTCAGGGATCATTCAGGCCATCACCACAGAAGCCTTCAGCGGAGCCGGCACATACCAGGTCACAGCGGCCACTTTCAACCTAGCGTGACGAGTACACTACGCTACGTCAGGCAGGTTTGCCCACACTTTACGGTCCCTGATCAAGGCCGCATGCTCGCGGCCGATGCCGTAGCGGTTTGCGATCTCGGTCACCGCGCCCCTGTATGTCGCCTCGTCAAGGAATTTCCGGATCTCGCGTACCTCATCCTCGGTGAGGTGCCGCCGTGGTTTAGAGGGGCGGCGGCGGGGGCCATGGGGCGTGGCGGCCACGTGCTCACTCCTGCTCCTGGAGATCAGGTGCGCAGGGTTGCGGCAGAGTCGATGGGCGCACATTCCCGGCTGGCACGTACCGTCGCGCAACGCCTGATTGTGGCACTCGTGATCTACCTCGATGCCGGGTTCTCTCGGGCCGTTCTCCTGCTCCCACGCCAGGACGTGCGTGAGCGTCAGAACGCCGTTCAGCATGGATTGCCCGTACCCGCTTCCGTTTACCGGCCCGGTCCACATATGGCACGCGTCGGGGCCGCCAGAGCGGTCTGTGTACGACTCAATCCGCGTCCAGTCGTCGCCGTGGATGACGAGAAGCGCGAGCGGGTCCCCGTGCCGCTGCCAGCGCCTGTAGTGCATCCCGCACCACTCCCGTTTTTCTCGCGGCCGGTCGCATCCTTCGACGGCACATTGCAAGCCAGGCGCATAGCTAGCCTGCGGCGTTACCGGAACATCCGCGCGGACGCTTCCGGTTTCGCTCCAGCGTCGGTGGTGCAGATGACACCAGCCGCGAGCCACGGCCGTCCTGTCGCAGCCTTCGACAGAGCACTCTTTGGGGCCGGGCTTAGGCTCGGGATTCCCTAGCGGGTCGCCGTAACGCACCAAGCGGTGAAGGTGGGGATTGCACAGGCCGCGGGCATGTACCGCCCCGTCGCAACCCTCTACGCTGCACGTACGATTAGCCATGCTGGACCTTCCTTAGCTGGGTTAAAGGTCTGGCATTGCAGCGGCGGGTGTGCAACCACTCGTCGCTGCGCCATTTCGTACGGATATTCTACCAGCTTTCCCGCCATTCACCCGAAGCGGAAATGCCCCTTCTGGCGGCCGGGAGGGGCGTGCCCGTTGCCGAGCATCACGATCCCGGCCAGCACCACGTGGACCGCCCCCAGCAACATCAGCGGCGCCCCCGAGGTCCAGGCGTGGGGTGAAAGCGGCAGCAGCGGCACCGCGATCACCGGCTCCCACTCGGGCGGGTCGGCCGGCTCGGGTGCTTATGCTGCAGAGCCGGCCCTCGGCGGGGTAACTGCCGGGACCGTCCTCACGGTCACCATCGGCACGGGCGGCACGGGAACGGCCACCACCGTGACCGGCGGGTCTGTCACGGTCCAGGCGAATGCGGGCGGGAACGCCACGGCGAACATCGCCGGAGCGGCCGGGGCGGCCGGGAGCAACACGGTCGCCACGGCGGGGACCGCCGGGACGAACGGCACGGCGGGGAGCGGAAAAGGGGGCGCGGGCGGCCCGGGCTCGCCGGGGGCTTCCGGTTCCGGCGGCGCGGGCGGGATCGGCAGTCCGGCCGGCGGCACGGCGGGCACTGCAGGAGCCGGCGGCGGGGCGGCCGGCGGCGCAGGCGGCAGTCCCACCTCATCCGGCGCCGCCGGGGTTGCTCCCGGCGGGGCTCCGGGCGGCGGCGGGGACAACGGCAGCCATCCTGGCGGGACGCCATCTCGCGGCCAGGTCATCATCACCTGGACCGAGATCATCGGCGGCCCTGCTGAGGATTACGCGGCGGGGTACGGCAAGGGCTCGGGCCTGAAGAAGGCCACGGGGACCGCCCAGGGCTACGCTGCCGGGCTCGGCACGGCCTCCGGGTCCAAGCACACCACGGGCTCAGCGCAGGATTACGCGGCCGGGTACGGGATCATCAACCCGCCCCCGTCGAGCGCGTCCTTCGGCTACGCGGCCGGGACAGGGACCGCTACCGGGGTCGCGCACCGCAAGGGGACCGCGAAGGACTACGCGGCCGGCTACGGGCTGGTCTCGGGCGCGGCGTTCAACCCCGCCGTGGTCAACGCCTGGTCAGGGTCGTTCGCCCAGCCGTCGAGCTTCGGCCCGATCCCGCCCGCCTTGCAGTCCATCGTGATCCAGCTCAACCCGACGTACTCGGTGGGCAGCGGGTCGGGGTATCCGAGCGCCGGTAACTGGCTTTTCGCGCTCGTCGGGTGGAACCAGGACGACGGCCTTCCCCCGGCCACGTTCGCCGTCAGCGATGACATCCACTCGTGGTGGCGGCCCCAGTCGCCGTCAGCGTCGAGCGGGCTCACGCGGTCGGTGATCTGGTACACGGCCAACCTCGCACGCATCCCCGCGGTGGCCTACGTGGCGCCCAACTCGGCCGTAGCTGGCGCTGCGGTCCTCATCGTGGAAGTCGGCCAGCTCGGGCCGTGGGACACGGTGACGGGCTATGAGACCGATTACGCGGGCGGGGCTACGTCGCTCGGGCTGGCGCTCCCGGCGCCGACGTAGCCGCCGGCCGTGTAAACGCCGTCCGCTATCGAGCCTTGCGCGCCGCACTCCGGGCACGGGCCGAATCTCGCGCCCTTGGACCGCCACACGGCGTTACCGCTGATCCTGACGGCCTGGCTGATCCACACGTGCCCGTTGTCGCAGGTGACCGGGATGCCTTCACTGTTCGCCATAGCCGCCCATCGTAACAGGGGGAGGCACTTGTGGCCGTCGAGGTCTTCGCCGACCAGCCCACCGCCACCGTCACCTCCGGAGGCACCACGGCCCCGAGCGCCGGCACCGTCGAGACGTGGACGGCCCCGTCGTGGGCGGCGTTCGCGCAGGCGACGACAGGCAGCACGCAGTACCACATTTACGACACCGCGCCGGGTAAGAGCGCCGAGCTGATCCTGGTCGAGAACACCTCCGGCACGTCGGCGACCGTGGTCCGGGGCGCGGGCGGCACGACCCCGGTAGCGCATTCCGCGCCGTTCACGGTCACGCAGGCGATCGTGGCGAACTGGCTCAACTCGGCGGTGATCGCGCTCCAGCCGGCCGGGGACGCGACGGGCGTCCTGGACACCGCCTACCTCAACGCGGCGATCGCCCAGCTGGGGAGCCAGGGCGGGGTCGTCCGGGTCGCGGCGGGCGTCTTCTACTGGACGTGCGGCGGCACCGTCATCGACCAGGCCGGGATCACCTTGCAAGGCGCCGGGCTGGACGCCACCGTCGCCTACGCGGTCGGCACGGGCACCGTCATCCGGATGTACGCGACGAGCCAGTACACCAGCGGGTTCGGCGGCGGCATCAAGGGCCTGACGATCGACGGCACCAGCGCGGGGGCGGGGTCGTGCGGCGTCCACGCCGGCGACATCTACCAGCTCGGGTGGGACGCCGGCGTCCGGTTCTTCCAGGGCAGCGGCTCCAAAGGCTGGTGGTTCGACAACCAGTACTTCTGGTGCGAAGACATGTACGGGCATATCTGGGCGCAGGAGAACACCTCCAACGTGGTCTTCGACAACTCCGCCAACGTCAGCGGCCTTGCTGCCACCAGCTTCGCCCGCACCCTCCTGGACATCGTGCTGGACATGAAAGCCGTCGGCGACGGGGTGACCCTGCTGAACGGCGCGGAGCTTTACGACAGCAGGATCGGGATCTACGGCAACTGCGACTACGGCACCGCCCAGCATTCCGTCATGAACATCACCGGGGGGCCGGGTTACTCGTTCACCGCGACGAACGCCAGCCCCTGCGTTTTCACCGCGACGGGCAGCTACTTCGCCAACGCCACGTACGTCACCCTGTCCGGCGGGTCTCTCCCCGCGGGGTTCACCGCGGGCGGCTACTACGTCGTCAACGCCAGCGGCGCCACCTTCGGGCTGTCGGCCACGGCGGGCGGCGCGGCGGTCAACTCGACGTCCACCGGGTCAGGCACCGTCCAGGGGCCGTTCAGCAGGATCTACGCCAGCCGCCTGGACATCGGCGTGGAATGCAACGCCACCAGCGGCGGCGGCCGGATCTACCAGCCGGTCACCATCAACTTCGGCACTGCAGGCAGCAACGCCATCCGCGACTGCACCGGCATCATCGACTTCACGGGCAGCAGCGGATTCGCCACCACTATCAACTCGGTCGGGTCCTTCGACTTCGACGGCATCTGCATGGGCGACGTCAACCTGTTCCGGGTAACCGGCGCGGGCATGACGCATTTCGCCCTGGGCACCATCACGAACGGCGCGTTCATCACCACCCGGTATAACGCGCTCGCCGTCGCGGTGCCGGCGGGGAATGTCACCGGCTGCATCCTGGGGACCAACGACCCGGGCGCGCAGGGCGCCGGGGCCGCATCCTGGGCGAACCGGACGTTCACGCTGGTCAACGCCGGCACCGGGTCGATCACCTTCGCTGCCCTGGCGACGTCTCACGTGGCCACCGGGACCGCTTGCGTCGTCCCGGCGGGGACCTCGATGACGTTCCTGTGGTGGGGCAACGCGGGGGTCTGGTACCCGGCGCAGGTGCAGCTGCCGGCCGCCGGGCCGCCGTTCCTGCCGTCCGACGTGGGCTGGCTGGCGTGGAACTATGACCCGGCGCTGATCGTCAACTCCAGCACCCTGCCCTCCCTCGGCGGGATCGTGCTGATCGGGGTCAACGTCCGCTCCCCGGTGTCCTGCACGAATGTCATCACCGTCGTCAGCACGGCCGGGGGTACCCTCACCGCGAGCGAGAATTTCGCCGGGCTGTACAACTCCGCGGGGACGCTGATCGGGACCAGTGCCGACCAGACGACCGCGTGGGGTTCCGCGGGGGCGGGACTGAAGACGATGGCGCTGGCGGGGGGGCCGTTCACGCTCCCCGCCGGGATGTACTGGGTGGCGCTGGTGGCGAACGGGACGACCAGCCCGGCGTTCGGCCGCAACGTCAACAACGTCGCGGGGCTGGTGAACGGCGCGAACAGCGCCGCGACGTCCCGGTACGGGGGGATTCTCTCCGGGCAGACGTCGCTGCCGGGGTCGATCACGCCGTCGAGCATCACCCAGCAGGGCGTCGGGTTCTGGGCGGCCCTCTCGTGACGGCCGGCGCGACCGCGCGGGGGTGACCCGTGGCAGCTCCCGTCTCCACTCCCGGCCTGGCCGTCCCCGGCCTGGCCGTCCCTGGCGGCTACTCGGCGGCGGCGGCGGCCCCGGTCAACGCCTTCGAGATCGCGTTCATCACCGGGGACAGCACCAGCGCAACGCAGGCGTTCGCGCCGGCCGGCTGGACCACCCTCCCCACCGTCACCGCCTCCAACGGCACTGATCACAGCTGCGATGTGGTCCTGACCGCCGCATGGACCGTCACCTCCGGCGCGGAGTCGGTCAGCGGCACCGCGGGCACGGCGGAAGACCTGTCCGGCTCGATCCTCGGCGTCCAGGTCGACGC